CGCGCGTTCTCGTTCTGAGCGTTCTGCAACGCGCCCGAATACAACTGGCCCTGGGCGGCCATGCTCGTGGTAGTACCAAGCTTCCGGTCGTCGTAGGTCTTTTTCATCACGGCGGCACGAGAGTACGGATTCGACACGTCGTCGAAGATGTTGCCCGATGCGTCCTGTCCCAGGCCGTAGGTTGAGCCGAGCTGGCCGCGCTGGTATTGCAGGCCTGCGAGCGATGTGGACAGGTTGCGGTTCGCACCCCCGACCGCAGCGTCATACATCGGGTCGACGGGAGGCGCCTGTGCGCCTGGGGGCGTTGGGGCCGCGACCGGCGGGCGCCGAATGACGGCGCGACCAGGCTTCTGCCGGAAGCCAGCGGCCATCAGAGCAGTACGGGAGTCGCCGACATGAACCGGGGCCCACGAGCAACACCCGAGCCGCCCGACGCCCGGTATTTCGCGGTCAGGACGGCGGCGGACGCGAACAGCTTGCGTTGCTTGCGATAGATCCGCTGGATGTCCGTGTTCACGACCGCGACCTGCACATGGGCGGCGTCAAGATCGCTTGCGGCCGTCGCGCCGATGTCATAGCTCATCGAGATCAGTGCCCCGGCGGTTCCGTTGTAGCCCGCCCATCCCAGTTCGATGTCATACCAGCCGGGCGCGGGCAATGTCACGACCGGTCCGGCGACTGCAACGGCGACGTACCCGGCACCGTTGGTGAGCGCACGATCCGGCGCCCCGGCCGTGGTGTACGGATCGGTCTCGGTGAACAAGGGCGCACCGCCCACCGGGAACCATCCAACCCCGTCCACGTACCACAGCCGCCACAGCACCGGAGGGGTCAACGCGGCCATCGCGGCGGTCTGAAAAAGCGTGGTTTGCCCGGTTGCGGTACCCGTTGGGATGGCGGTCGCGACGTACTCCCCGACAGGCCACGCACGGTAGATCTGGTCGAAGTTCTGCTGGGTTGGCTGATCCGGTACCTGCTGGAGTGGCGCAAGGTTGCCGGGCATCAGAAGCCTTCCGTGCGCACGTAGATAACAGCCGCCGCGTTCGTGGCCGCAAGCGCTGGCCCGGCATCCTGGATCGCCAGCACGTCGACCACAAAGGACCCCGGGCCCACGGCGATCGGCACGAATGCACCAATGGGCCGCGAGCCGAAAGAAGCTTCGAGCGGTAGTTCACCCGCCGTCGCATCCACCTGCCCAAGACCAACGTCGCTGATATCCGTGTACCACAGGGTGGTAGAACCGGCCGTCGACATCGTGCGTTCCATCAGCCCGCCCGACGCTCCCGATGCGACACCGAACCGTGACCGCACGATCACGCCGTTGAGCTGGATGCACAAGCGCCATGTGACAGCGCCGAAGACATCCATGATCCCCATCGCTGAGACGTGCAGCAGCCCGCCCGTTGGCATGACGACAGCGGGCGCGCGGATCAAACGCTGGTAGGTGCCGTTGAGCACCTTCGCCTCGGTTGAGTCCAGGGGCCGGGACTGCATGGCCCGGCGCGGGGTGTTTGTGGCTGTCGCGCTCAACGCTTCGCCCGTGGCTTGCGTAAGGTTCGCTCCGTCAAGGCCGCCATTGACGAGCGTCCGGATGGCCGTGAAGTTGTCGGTCACGTCGTTGACGTTCTCGAAGTCGCCCGGGCGAAGGGTCTTAGGGAGTGTCAGGGCGCTCATGCGAACGTCTCAGCTTTCACGTACAGGCGACGGTTGGACACGGCGACGGTCGCCCCGGCCGTCTTCAGGAACCGCATTTCCACCGTGTATGTCCCGGCCGCGACAATGATGGGGACGAACGCGCCGACCGCATGCCCGTTGGTGGTGTCATCGGCGGCACCACCGCTACCGGACGCCAGGTAGCTCATGCTGGAGTCAGCGATCTCCGTGTATGCGACGGCAGCCGCGGAGGACGCGACGCCCGTAAAGATCCTCGCGGCCTGAAAGAAGCCTTCGGACACGCCGCTGGCGGGCAGGGTTCCGAATCTCGACTTGACCTGTGTGCCGGACAGGAACAGTCCGACACTAGCGGTCTCCGCTGTCCCGCCGACGCTCTTGGTCATCATGCACCAGTAGGACACCAACAGCAGTGTGTTGGAGGCAATGACGACGGAGGCGACGCGATCGGGTGTGGTCAAAGCCGCGTAGCCGGTGCCCGCGATGCTTTCGCTCGTGGCAATGATGCTCTTGCCGCGACGCACGGTCGTGGCATCCGTGAGGGCGAGCGCGTTGCGGGTCGCTGCGGTCAGGTTGTCGGCGTCCAGCGACCCGTTGATCACGGTCCGAGCGTCGTTGAACATCGTCTGCACGTTCGCGACGTTCTCGTTTGTGTTGCCGACAAGGCTGGTGCTATACGCGAGCGTGGTCATGGCAGCAGGCTACTTGGCATATCGGCCCTTGACATCCGGCTAGGCGTAGCGAGCGATGATCTCCTGCGCCCACGCAAGCTTGTCCTCCACTCTCTGTCCGGGCGGGTGCGATCTGGACCACAGTTCGAGATTCCCGATACGGTTGTCGTTGCGAACCCCGTTGCGATGGTGGACGATCTCATCCGGAAAGAGGGGTCGCCCAAGGCACTCTTCCATGCGAAGGCGGTGCTGCGGGTACCAGTCGTCCCCGCGCTTCTCGTCAACGTAGCTTCCATGGGGGCGTGTAGCGCCCTCCGGTAGCTTGATGGAGGATGGGCCGATGGGTCTGTCGAGCGGTTCGCCCGCGTGATGACGCTTGAGGTGTGTAGCGCAGTAGCCCAGGGCGCAATGCTTTCGGCCGCATCCCTCAACCTCGCACCACTCTCGCGTCTTGAATCGGGGCTTGTACAGGTCCGTGCCGCGAATACGGCGAGCGTTGTGCATGACGCACATTTTGTGTGCGTACCGCGGGCTGTTGCAGCCCTCCACGATGCATAGCATGCCTTTATCATAGCAACGCTATTTAGCGAATCTTCCCTTGACATCCGGAGATCGCGTTGCCCGGAACCCGTGCTCAAGGCGATGCAGGGCCCACGTCACGTTCAGCGCCGAGTTCTGCACATGCAGCGAGAGGACGTGCCCGGACACGGATTGCGAGATCAGCCACGGCGCGGTCGTGCCCGTCGGGCCCCAGGTGTCGGGCCCCAGGCCCACGCCCCACAGGTCAGCGGGATTCGTACCGTCGCCCCACAAGTCGACAGCGGATCCGAATGTTGCGGTGTCAAATCGTCCGGGCAGAAGCTCGAAATCCCGGCTGATCGCGAACGCGGCGGCGCCCTCGCCCCACAGCTTGGTTTGACGGACACTCTTTTGGTCCTGTGAGCCGTAGTCCACCCAGCCCTGCCGCCACCTTGAGCTGATCGCCGTTCCCCCCGTGCCGGAAGTGGTCAGGTCGTCCGCCGCGTAGCCGGAGCCCTCGTAGTAGCGGCCGACATGTTTCAAACCGGTGGCGTAGGCGTACACCATCTCTTCGCGCGTACCGGTGCGAAACGAGCACATCGCAGCCGCAGGGGTGTCAAACAGCGTCCACCAGCCTTGCCGTGGCGAGTAGACGGCGAGACGATTGTTCGCGGTCGCCGTGGAGAACGCGAAGTAGAGCCTGCCCTGTGACCACCACAGCCGGGCGCTCGACAGGAGGGACGTGTCGATGACGCCGCCCGTGTAGTACAGGCTCGCCCCGCCAAGGAACAAGGGATCCAGGGCTCCGGAGACAAGTTTTGGCTCTCCGCCCGTGGTCAGCCACACGCCGCGCCGATCCATGAAGTACACGCCCTCCGGTGACGCGCACGCTGCACCAACGCTACCGGCAGCCCCCGCGACCGGCCGATAGTTGAACACTGGGGTGCCGGTGCTCGCGGTGCTCGTGCCGTAGAAGACAAAGAACTCGGTTTCCTTGAACGCGAACACGTACTCGCGCCATGCCACCAGGGCGGTTATGGCCTCGCCGGAGCCGGGGTGCAGGTCAACGTAGTTATTGGCCCCGAACGTTGTGGGCACCCCGGGGTCACTGAACAGGACACGGTCGGGATTCGCGATCGTCCTTGCGGCCACCAGCCGGTTGTCGACAGCTTGCACGGCGAGGTATTTGGCGGTCGGCGTCGTCCCCGTGAAGGCTGGCGTGGAGAACGCCGCTCCATTCCACAATCGGACGGTGTCGGTGCCATTCGCGATGTACATGTGCTCGTTGCCGGGCGCCCCGAAGCGCGTGAAATAGTGCGGGCTCGCGGTCGTCGCGACGTTCGCCGTGGACGTGCCCGAAGTGTTCAAGGCGTCAAGGCGAACACCGTTGCCAGCGATCAGGACCCGTGCGCCCGCGGCCGTGTAGTACGCCGCAAGGCTGTCCACGCGGTTTGTGAGTTCGGCGCTCGTGAAGCGCTGCGTGCCGTCCCGCTGGCGCATCCCTCCCTGCGGGAGGAACAAGACGTTCATCAGGTCGCATGCCTGGTCGACGCCGACCACATCCGCGCCGTCCGTGAGATTCAAGCCACCGGAGAACCGGGATTGGCCGACCGGGGTGTAGCCGCGCCCCAATTCGCGGGACGCCACTAGTCGTCCTCAGACGTGAACGGGATCTTCTGAATATGTGTCGGCGCGACCAGCAACGTGCGGCGCATCAGCTCAAGGCCACGCTGGCGTTCCTGCTCCGCACCCCCCACGGTCTCCCAGTTGTCACGGTCCTTCGCCGCCCGCCTGACGGCACCGTCCACGATGGCATCCATGAACCGCGCCGGAACCAGGGTCTGGTCGGTCGGTGACGCGAGATCAGTGGGGAGCGCCCAGTAGCGCACGGAGAGCGTTCCACCCACCGGGTACGTCTTGATCTGCAGGCTGTCGCGATACCAGTAGAGCGGCGTGCCCGTGTCCGTCAGGTCGATGCCGGCGTCAACGAGTTCACGTTCGGTCATCTCCGACAACTCAGCGCTCGCGTTCCCCGTGTCGATGACGGACAGGACACTGCTCAGGGTCGTGATCGACAATGGTGCGGCACCCGTAGCCGTGGACAGCCGGAACGGCCACAACTCCGCGAGCGTGAGTTCGGCTGCCGCCTGGTTGATCCACCGCAACCCTCGTGCGACGCCCGCGGCATCCTGCGCCAAGTGGTCGTATCCGCGTGCGTAAAGCTCGGATTGCAGATCGGCGAGAGTGGCCCCCGTTTCGAGCGGGGATGCCACCTAGCGCCCCTTGCCGCGCGTGGGCCGCGTCGACCCCTTGTGATTCTGTGACCACGGTCCGTCGCTCATCGTGATTTGCGTGCGGGTGATCGCGTTCAACCGATCATGGATCTCATCCTGCCGGTCCATGTCATCCCGGGCCTCTTCGATCTCCGCAAGCTTCTTCGCGGCCACGTCACGTTTCACGCGATCCTCCACGGCACGACGATTCTGCAAGTCCGCGGCTCGCAGGCCCCTGAGCATCGCGTCAGATGGTTCCACGAACTCCCCATCAGGTCCCATGAGCGGGCTGAGCATCATGAAGCCCTGAGTCCCCGGATCGCGCAAGCGCACGAGATGGAAGTAGCCGGGCATCACACCAGCGACCTTCGCCAGCAGCTTCGCCTGCGCGAGTCGTAGCAGCGGGTCGATCTTGGCTAGCTCCGTGTTCCAGTGCGTGAGGATGCCGCCATCCCACTCCAGGCATTGCATCACCTGGGCTTCCCAGGCAAGCATGGCCTGCCAGTGCTCCCGGGCCACCGTCGGCTCCCGGTATGACTGAGCCGACGGTGGCGTCCAGAGAGTTGACATCAGACCCCGATGAACGCGACTCGGACCGAGAACGCTGACTGATCCGAGTTGTTCGCGGCCTCCGCCGAGGCGGTCGTGTTGACCTGCATTTTCACGGACCCCGGTGTCGTCGCATAGTCAAACGACACCGTACGCGACGTAGCGCCACCCGTCGTCGCACGGGCGATCCCGGTCGGCATCGCCTCCTCGATACGCCGGCCGAACCCAACCGCGGCGGGGGTGATCGTGTCCCCCCCGGTCGGGTAGTTCGCGCCCGATGACAACTGCACGTCGTAAACCCGCATCTTCTTATTGCCGACGACAGTGGTCGTGTTCGCCACCCTTGTCAATACACCTAGAGCCATTGTGTTCTCCTGCTACTCGTGGGCGACGCTGGAAAGGTAGACTGGGTTTCCAGCAAGTTCGACCCCGCGGCGATGAGACGCCCGGGGCCGTGGCCGACGCCTAGCGAGAGGAATCGACATGACAGAGTGTAAGCGCTGTTCAGCCTGCGGCGAGACGAAACCATTATCGGACTTCGGCTCGCATCCGACCTGCGCCCAGGGAGTGCGACCTGATTGCAAGACATGTCGCGGCTCCCACAACAAGACGTGGCGCAAGACCAACGACGAGGCGTACCGCACTTCGATGGTGGCCGCAAACGCCAAATGGTATGCGGCGAACCGGGAAAGCAAGGCCGCAGCCAACCGACGATGGCGAGACGAGAATCGTGAGGTTGTGCGACGCCATACGGCGGCTCGCAACGCTGTTCAGGCTGCGCTGAAAGGCGGGATGTTGACGCCGGAGCCCTGCCTGTTTTGCCACGGACTGCCAGTGCAGGCCCATCACCACTCGTACGCACCGGAAGATCACCTGAGCGTGACGTGGCTGTGCCGGAGGCACCACGGACTCGTCCACCGCCAAGTGGACGAGTCTTCGTGATTCCGAGAGCCATGTCCCCTCCTTAGGTCGTCAGACCGGTAGCTGCCGCCATACGGTTACGTCGCTGCGCACCGATCTGCCACGGCCACACCACCGCGTTCCCGAAGCCGGTGGTGCCCTGCACCCACCGCAGGTCGCCGCCCGCACCCTCGATATCCGATACCCACGTGGGCTCCTTGATCGATCCGCGGACCATCACCAGATCCTCGATTCGCAGATGGAACCAGTCAGACGGGTACACGTCCGGCAGCACGTTGACGCCGGTGCCGTTCCAGTCCAAGCCGACCAAGCCGCCGACGCCACCGGCACCCATGCTCTTCTCCGACGGGAAACGCACCTGGTTCTGTAGCTCCAGGTAGAAGTTGCTCATCTGCCTTGCGGACGTGAGCACCTTCGCGTCATACGTTCCGTCGTTCTGAAACACGGCCTCTTGCAACGCAAGGGCCATCGGGAGGCTGAACGACGTGGTTGCGGTATCGACCTTCGCGGCCTTCCAATACCGGTTGCCTGCGGTTGCGGGGTTGATCCCGCCGAACGTCGTGGTGCCAACGATCTGCTCCAGCCCACTGGATTCCGGGTTCGGCAGCGTCGCCGAGTTCGGGTTCGCCACGTAGACGAAATGCGTTCCGCTCGTGGTCGTGATCGACGTGCCGATTGTGATGGTCGGCGCCGTGATCGTGTCGTCAATCGCCGAGATCGTCGCACCGGTCACGAGCGCGTCCGTGTCAGCGGTCGTACCGATATCGACCAGCATGCCTTCCTGGATGTGCCCGCGGACAATCGCCGGATGCCCGTGCCCGTTCACGCCATCTGTTGGCGGACGCAAAGGCACGATGACCGCACCGCCCGATGTGGCGCACTCCGCCAGGATGCTGTCCCCGTTACGGACAAGCTGCCGCGACGCCTGACGCGACATCCAGTCGACGGAATCCTTCATCTCCAGATCCTTGCCGGCCATGATCGCCTGCGTGCTGGAGTTCGTCTGGTTCAGGACCGCCATCTCAAGGCCGACCTGCATCCAGTGATAGACCATCGTGAACGTGGCCTGCGCGGTCGTCGCGGCACCAGCCGGGTTCAGGGCGCCACCCGCGGGCGCGACTGACGTGTACCCGGTGGTGTGCCCGGACTGAATCGGAACCTGGGCCTGGAGACCGATGACCGTGACGCCTGGCGCGTCCCGGATCATCTTGACCACCGGGTTCATGTTGTAGAACTGTTTTTGGATGCGGTCAGCGGTCCAGGCATCCTTGATGATCGGTGCGAGCCCTGCGATTGTTACGGCCTGAGCCATAGTGGTCCTCTGGAGTTAGAGCAGCCCTACACCTGCGATGCGCCCTCCGCCTGCTGCGCGAGGTAATCCAACCCTTCCTGCGTGAGCAGGCCGGTTGAGTCGACCATCTCGCTGATGTTGCGGGTCTGCGTTGCCGTTTGTCCGGGCTGGATCGAACGTGGTGCCCGCTTACCGGACGCCCACGCTCGATCGCGCGCCTTGTCCCGCGCCTCGATCCGCGCGATAGCCGCCGGAATGTCCGGCAAACCGTCGTCGCCCATCGGGAGCGTGAAGGCCGTCCCCAGAACCATGTTGCGCTCGACCTCGTCGGTGATGCTCAGCTTGTCCAGTCGCTTGTTGATTTCTGCGACCTGCTGTGCCTCCTGCTCAGCTTGCTCACGTTTCGTAAGCTTGCCTTCAAGGGCCGTGTACTTCTCGTCCTGCGCGGCCAACTGGGCACGGAGTTCCTCAACGGGATCGTCGTACACGGGTGGTTCGGGCTCTTCGATATCCAGGTGGTCAGCGATCCCGAGGATCGCCGCAGCACGGCGCATCTCTGACGGGTCACCGGTCTGGAAGTCCTGCACGGCCTGCTCGAACTGGGATAGCCGCGTGATCTTGCGGTCCGCTTCCGGGCGGTAGCCCTCGAAGCGCTGCTTCCACGGATTCTCGTCCGCGTCCCAGTCGAACGTTGGTGCAGTGGCGCCGGGGTCCGGGACAGCCGGGTCGGCAACTGGTTCAGGGGGTCCGCTTTGCGGGTCCTGATTGTCCAGATTCATGGGTGTTTCCCTTCCGCGGGCCGCTTTGCGGGATCCGCTACAGGCTTTTGGTTGTTAGCCATCCGGCTAAGAGTAGGTGTCGAAGCGGGCGGCATGGCTAACCGGGGCCACCGGAGGGCTGACCTTCGCCACCGGGAGCAGGCGTCGAAGGCATGCTTTTCTCCTGGGGGCGAGCGGCGTTTGACTGCCCAAGCTGCATGGCTTGATCGGCCTGCGCCGCCATCTCCTTCGCCTGTTTCGCGGCCTGCAACTGCTCGAACCCCTCGTACACCAGGACCGCTACCTCTTGGCAGTGCTCGGCGAGACTGGAGAAATCCGGGGTTTTCATCCACGTTGCGAGCACCCATTGCTGGACAGCCACGTCATCCCACTTCCTGGGCATCCATGACGGGACGCTCATCACGACCGGGACGCCCGTCATCGGATCGGTTTGCGTCTCCGTCCGGGACGGCCAGTCCATGATCGTTTCGTCACGGATCGCTTGGATGATCTCGTTCGCGCGGGCCTTGTCGAACTCGAAGGACTCCACGACCGCCTCAGGCGACGCGCCGTGCAACGCGATCTCGATAGCGACCTCCGGCCTGACGTAGCCCGGGAAGTTCGCCTGGATCCAGCCAAGGGTCTGGAGCATCGCTTGCCGGGTGTGCGTCTCGATCGTCGCGGGGTTCACGGTCACGTCAACCTGCCCCAAGATGTCCGCGCCCTTGAACGATGCTTCGGGCTCCCAGCCGAACCGGCCCCGGATCTTGAGGATGCGCTGCTCCGTGTAGTGCTCTTGCGCGAGCAGTAGGCAATGCCGTGCAACCTTCGAATCCCACTCGGCGAGATCACCGAGAAACGAGGACCATCGGTTTGCGGCCTGCTGAATGACAGCCTGTACCGTCCCGATCGCGACGTTGGGGGCAACCTCAACGTCCGTATCGGCGGCGACGTAGCGCATGTCGGCAACGCAGCGTTCGAGGATCTGCATGAGCTGGGCGAGCAGCGCGGGGTTCGGCGGGTCGCGCCATTCGGGCTTCGCGCCACCGATCAGGCGGTAGTAGAGGATGTCTTGCGGGGCATCCGTCGGCGCGTTGACGATCGAGCCTTCGGGGGCCATGAGCTGCGACAGCAGCCCACGGTTCTTGAGTTCGATGATCTTGTTCATGCAGTCCTGATACGTGCGCTGGAAATCAATGAGCTGCCACGTCAAGCCCAGGTCGTTGTCGTCAGTCGGATCGATCCTGTAGACGAGGCGATGGATGCACGGCTCGTCGATCACCCGCCCGCCCTGACTCAGCGGATACGGGCCCTCAGGGACGATCTGCTGGTTTCCGGCGATCGTGAGCATCCTGCCCTGCGGTCGCTTGGCGGACGGTCGCTCAAAGTACAACGTGACGACAACCATGCCCTCCGTCGGCTTGTCGGAAGGCAGATCACCAAGGGCGGCATCAGCGGTCAGCTTCGCGCCCGTGAACCCCTCCATTGCCATGACCTCGGACAACGGCCTAGCGACCTCCGCGGCATACCAGCGCGAGTGATACCAGTCCGCGCCCGGCTCGCCGTACGCCTCGTTGCCGTTCAAGATCAGGCACTTGTTCTCGCCCTCGCCCTGCATTTTCAACTGCCCAGCATCATCCTCCACTGCTCGGAACGGGCCGACCGCAGGATCGAAGTACGGCAACGCGTACGCCACCCCACCACCGCCGATCGCGAGCGTCACGGCCTTCACGCGCGCCTCACGGAGCCGCCAGCGTTCGTAGCCCTGCAACATGACCTTCTCGGCGAGTCTCGCGGCAGCCGAGTCCTCAGGGTCCGTACTGCCCGGGTTGATCTCGTAGCCCGGGACGCGTGTCGTGGATGACGACACTTTCGCGTCGACCATCGGCAGGATCATGTTGTAGACGTTGCGGACCCGGTGCGCTGGCCTACCGCTCCCCACGCCCTGCCGTGTCTCAAGGAACCGCAGGATGCCTTTGTCGTCCTGGTAGAAGTACGTCTCGCCCCTGAGGAACAGTTGGCACAACCGGCGTTTGGTGGCGTCGCGGCGCATCCATTTCCGCCCGCGCTGAATGCGGTCCTCAACGTCTTTCGGGACCACGCGGGATGCTGTGGCGGCGTCTTCCTTGTCGCGGCCTGTGAGAGCGTCGCGGGCCTTGTCGATGACGCTCACGAGCGCTCCAGCGCGGCGGCCATCTGCTCACGCGACGCATGAAACTCATCGTCCGAATCGAACTCCGGACTCTTGACGATAGGGCGCGGGGTCGCAAGCTGATGGTCGACGACCGCGACCTCAGGGGCCTGGATGCGCTGGCACAGATCAGCGACCAGGGCGGCATGCTCCCGCCGTTCGACGCGGCGATCCCACAGCAACGCCAGGACGATCAACGCCAGGCAGATCGATGAGGCGAGCATCAGTAGGTGTGCCAGCGCGCCATTGCGCCACCCAGGATCGTGACCGAGGTGCCAGCGTCGGAGGGCCGGAACCTCGCGGTCAGCTTGCCTCCCGCGTCCCCCGTCCGCAGGAGGCCGGTCATCGTGACCAGCTCATCGGTATCGATGGTGCGATACGAGAGCAGGTCCGGTGACGGTGGGCCCTCCAGCTTGACGGTGATCGCGCCCATGTACGGGATCACGAACTCAAACGCGTAGTCGGTTTTGGGGTCGGCGGTGAGGGAGAGGCCGAACACGTCGGCGAGCCTGCCGCTCGTGCTGGTCTGGTCGTCGGGCGCCTTGGTGGTGCTGTACGCCGGGAGGCCGGGCGGACCGGGGTCGCCCTCGGGGCCGGACGGTCCATGGTCGCCCTTCGGGCCTTGCTCGCCGGCTGGGCCTTCCGGTCCACGCGCGCCCGCCGCGCCTTTCGGACCCGCCACCCTAGATGCTGGTCCCTGCTGGCCCTCCGGCCCACGATCACCTTTCGGCCCAACGGGGCCACGCTCACCCCGCGGGCCGGGGATGCCTTGCGGCCCGATCGGTCCCTCCGGTCCACGGTCGCCTTTCGCGCCTGGCCTGCCCTCAAGGCCCTGCGGCCCCCGTGGTCCCTCGTCACCATCGCGTCCCGGCTTGCCCTGCGGCCCGGCTGGACCACGTTCGCCTTGCTCGCCGCGGAGGCCCTGAATGCCTTGCGGGCCGCGCGCCAACTCCTCCTGCTCCGTTGCCTGCCGCTGACCGTCGCTAACTGGCATATGGATCCTCAGAGATTGGACGTGACGCCTTGTGCGTCGGGTTGCTTGACGCCGACAGCATGACGTACGCGCTGGACTGCCCCGCCATTCCCACCGCCACCACCGGCCTGCGAATAGCCCAGCACCTGCGCCGAATCGGTCTCCGTGGCCGGTGTCAGCGTGATGTTGCGAACCAGCGTGAGGAACGTCGCCGAGTCCGTCTCCGTGGCTGGCGTGATGGTGTAGAACGTCGCGAACGTCAATCCCAGCGCCTGCGCCTGGTCCACTTCCGTCGCGGCCGTTATGGCAACGGACTTGTAGTAGCTGAGCGGTTGTGCGCCATCCACCTCGACGGCGGGCGTCAGCGTTGTGTTCTTCGCGAACGCGAGGGCCTGGGCACCATCGGTTTCCGTCGCTGGCGTGATCGTGGCTGCGCGGTAGAACGACAAGCCCTGAGCACTATCCGTCTCGGTAGCTGGCGCGACGGACGCGTTCTTGCCGAACAGCAGCGCTTGGCCTGCATCCGTCTCCGTCGCGGGCGTCACCGTCGCGAACTTCTGCAAGCTCAACGCCTGCGCCGCATCCGTCTCGGTAGCGGGCGTCAACGTGACCGATGTCGCCCCAGCGGGCTTCAGCGTGAAAGTGTGCGCATACCAGTCGTCAGCAGCATTCGCGACATCCCACGCCGCCGGATCCTCCGATCCCGACGCGGACAGGAGCTTTGTGGCGACAGCGTTGTCATTGCCGTTGGTGTTGTCTGAGCGCAGCACGTACCCGGCCGGTGCAGTCCAACCCCCGGTAGACCCGCCCCAGTGAAACAGGACGGTAACTGCCATTGCCGCCGAGCTGACCGCGACGACAGCAGGCCCGTTGCCCGTGTTCGTCGTGCCCGTCGCCGGGGTTGCCTGTGCATCAATCGGTGCAGCACCGTCGCCACCAGAGAACGCGAAGACCTGATGCTCAACGTAGCGACTGGTACCCGTCCACGGAAACGAGTAGGACGGCGCCGACCCGCCCCGGACGATGTACGCGATGATGTAGCGGAAGTCAACCTGCGTGCCGGACTTCAGGATCGTCCAGCCCGCCGCGGCCGTCCAGCCCGTCGAGCTGAGCACGTCGACCAGGCCGACGAAGACGAGGATGTCACCGGACGCCGCTCCGGCAGGCTCGCTCCCTACGGCCGGGGACGAGGCAATCGTGTGGACGGCGGTTCCGGCGGACCGGAACGCAATGGCCATCAGCTAGCCCGGCTAGCGAAGCTTGTCAGGCGCGTAGCGGCGCAGGTACTCCACGGCTGCGTCGATCTTGTCCTGAACTCGTTGCCCGTTGGGGTGATGCGCTGCCCATAGCTCCAGATTTTCGAGCCGGTTGTCGGCTCGATCCCCGTTCTTGTGGTGCACGGACTCGTGTGGCTGGAGGATTCGCCCGATTGATTCTTCGATGCGCAAACGATGTTCCGCCACACGCTTGTGGGAGGCGAATGGATGATCCGGAGCCCATACCAAGACGTATCCATTGTGAGACAGGCGCCTGGGGATCGGCTCTCGACCACGCTTGCGAGTCGGGTCGCCGTGGCTACGCCACCGCGTGTAATGCATGGAGCAGTAGCCATGTCCCTGGACCGTTCGGTCGCAGTCCTCAACTGTGCAGACTTGCCGATGCGACCTGCCCTCGTTCCGCCCCCACTTGCGAATCTCGGCTGGCCCGGCGTCGCCATGCTTCCGCCAGCGGGCGTAATGGGTCGGGCAGTAACCACGCCCGCCGTTCTTAGGTGATCGCGTGCAGGCTGCAACTGCACAAGCTCGTTCGGTCATGCGGTGACTTTATCATGACGCTCGGAAGAAATCCCCCGCATTTACCACTATTTGGTTGCCGTCCGTCAAGACCACGAAATCATGGGCGGTCAAGGGGATGATGTTCGCATCCGTGCCCCCCGTCGTGTCCGAGTCGTAGCCGATCACCAGCAGGGAGGCGTCATCTGCGGCGGCATCCGGGGTCCAGTTGAACGTGGGGATCGCGACCGCATACCGATTGTTCGTGTCATCCGGAGCAGGGAATGACGCAAGCTCCGTGTCCGTCAATGTCTTTCGGTTCCAGCCCGTCCCCGTGACCTCGTTTGTCGCGCCTGCCACCAGTGCCGTGAACGTATCCACGTCCTCCAGCGTGGATTGCGCCTCCAAGCCGGACGTGGCGAGCACCATCACGATCAGCGCTGACGTGGATGGATCGTTGTTCTCGACGCGGTTGTAGAACTCAGCCACACTAATCGTCCCTTCGCTATATTAAACACATAGGTAGCCAAGGGAGTCCTCCTTCCAAGAGTGGGTGACCAGTGCCAGCACGAGTAGTCCTTTCAGATGCACAGCGGCAGGAAGTAGTCAGACGCTACGCCAGCGACAACTGCTCGCGTCACGAACTTGCGGTTGCTTTCGACACGTACCCGATGGCAATAGACAGGATCCTTCGCGCCGCGGGCGTGGAGCTTCGCGACGCTCGAACGCGTCGCGGCCTCGCTTGCCCCGTGTACCGGGACGGTAGGCAACGCCACGGTGAGGGCTACGTGAGCATCCTGCTGCCCGACAACAGCCCCTTCATCGACATGGCTCAGGGTCGTCGCCGGGTGCTCGAACACCGCCTCGTGATGGCGCAACATCTTGGGCGTTGCCTGCGACCCGCCGAGCGCGTCCATCATCGCAACGGCATCCGCAACGACAACCGCATCGAAAATCTGGAGCTTTGGGAGGAATCCCACCCGCCGGGCCAGCGGTCCCACGAGCGGCAGCACTGCCCAACATGCTCCTGCCATCAGAACTCGGCGATCGTGTAGTTGGTAGCTGCCCCCGTCGCGATGCACGCTACCGCGCCATCCCACGCGTTGCTTGTCCACGACCCACCCGCCGCATTGATCCGGATGCCCTGTCCCACAACGGCTGTTGGTGCGATTCCGCCGGTGGTTGCGAGCTGCAAGTAGATGATCTGCGTCGCGTGATCGTTCACGACCGTGATCTCGCGTCGCCCGCTGTACTCGGTGGCCACGACCGCGGACCCGGTACCGGCGACGCCGGTTCCTGACTTGGCGGCGACAAGGGCGCCCATCAGGCCATCGCCTTCGGCCGCCCGGCCTTGCGCCTGCGCGTGAAATCAGCGGACTCCAGCACGTCAACGGCAGCAAGCTCGCCCTCAAGCTCCACCATCCTGGCCCGTGCGGCGGCAAGCTCAGCCTCCACGACGGCCAGTTGCGCAACGACCGCCTCGTGCTCCAGTGGAGTCGGGAACCCGAACACGCTCATGGCCTGCCGTACCCCAACATCACTGAGAAACACGTGCTGATCCCAGCCTTGCAGGATCCCGTCCGTGTCGATCCACCGGGCATGCGGGACCGTCACCGGGTCGACGTGCGCGACGAGGGCGCAGCGACCCGGCGTCTTCCACGGCCTGTCGATCAGTCTCATCGCGACGCCAGCTCGCCCCGCAACTGGTTCGACAAAATCAGCAGCGACTCCTTGTCGATGTCCGCAAACGGCCGACTCTCCGGCAGCATTCCGCGCCGCGCATTCTCATCGATCATCGCGCGGTACAGCTTCGAGAAGTTCTCGGCGCTGATGCCCTCAATGGACCTGGGGCGATCCCAGTCCCCATCATCAACCGAGCCCGGGCCATCCTTCACGTCCACGTCGACCTCATGATCCTCCACCTTCACGACGAACGACGAGGCCGGGGGCTCCGGTGGACCCTGATCGGACCGTGCCTGCTCGTCCGCTGACCCTGCACCCTGCCCGGTGCGCTCCGTCCCTGAACCGGCAGTCTTGTCGTCCTCGTCCTTCTTGCGGGTCAAAGCAGCCACGGTGCCTCCTACGAATAGCGGTTGCGGCGAAGCGTAGACCCTTAGCCGAACGGCTAAGCCCCGATCACATCAGCGGCCCGAGCGGCCCGACCTGCTCAGGGACCTTCAAATCCTCCAGCCTGACCGTCCTGCCGGGCTGCCAACCCAGCGACCGATTGCCCGCCATCTCTTCCACCAACGGATAGAACGGACGCGTCATAACCTGATAACGAAGCGTCGCCAGTCTATGAAACGGCGCGTCGTCCGCGGGCCCGATATCAGCGCCCTCCTCGCCATCCTCCGTCAACGGATAGATGAACTCCTCCGCCTCATCGCGCAACCCCAAGCAAGCCTCCGACACCTTCAAACGACCGTGCTTCAACCTGTCCCGCACCTGCTGCTGCCCCGCCTCCCTATCCCGCACCCCGTTCATCGTGAACAACCCGACGCGCGCAAGCTCGGACTGCACGGTGTCCCCCGTCGCCTGCGAACGCTGCCGCGCCGCCGGGTCAATGACAAACAAGCAGTCCGAGCGCTTCAGGCCCCACGACCCGAGGATCCGGTCGATGCCCTCCACATAGTCGCTCGGCGTGCCATCCTGGATCAGCAGCTCGTCCCACAGCCAATCGACGCCATGCGGGTCAAAGCCCCCGAAGATGAACGCCGCGTTCCGGATCCCCGGGTCGATCCCCACCACCCGCTCCAAGCCCCTCACGAACACGCGGTTGGGTGGCGGCACCACGCCCGACTCAAAACGCTTGTAGACCAGGCCCGCCGTGTGCATGAACACACCCTTCTCACGAGCCGCCCGCTCCTCATCGCTGTACTGCGACAGGATGAACTCCACATCCACCGCGCTCAACGTCGGGTTCTCATGGATCTCCCCCGTCACGACCGTGATGTTCGGATCCTCCCGCTTCGACCAGATCTCCCGGCGGATCCAGCCCACATGCGCCCGCAACGGCGTCATCGCATACCACTCGCGAACACCCCTAGCCATCCGCATCAGGCACGCGTTACGATGGCCCTTCGGCGGCGGCTCGTCATAGAGGACCCAATCCAGGTCCGCGGACTCCAGGGAGCTTGAATCCTGCTGATAGGTCTTGAAAGCGATCGTGGACCCGCAGGCAAACGACAGGATCATCTTGTCCCCATTGAATGCCTTATCCCACCGCCCGCCCCTCAACGCAGCAGGCGGACACCACTTCTGAATCGCAGGCACAATCGAATCCATGACCTTCGCCTCCGAGAAAGCAAGGATCCAGCCATGACACGGCGACGGGACAAGCCGCAGGGGCAGCATCCAATCCGGCAGGAACTCATCGGGAAGCACCTGGTTCAGGGCCTTGACCACACCGGACGTTGACTTGCCGAAGCGATTGCCAGCAAACGCCGCAACAATCCGCGTCCGCGCCTCCAGAAACGACCGCTGCGCCGGGGAATGCGGCTCAAAGGCTTCCAACGGGTTCGCAGCCACAAGCTTCGCGTACTCCGCCAACAGCTCCCGCGCCTCCTCACGATGCTCAGGAGCAACCCTCGAAAGATCAATAACAGGCGCAGGCACGGCAGCTATTGTGCGCTACGGCAAGGCGTCAGGGCGCTTCGTCGCATCACGCAGGCGGGCAAGCTCCCGCTCCAGAGCGCGCTCAACGAACACCCGGCGCGTCTGCCCCAGCACCAGCCGAGCCGCATCCACCCGAGCGATCAACTCAGCATCCGCCATGCCGATCTGTTTACGAGGCATTCCGAAGATCCATGGCGACACGCTCAGGGGGAACTCGCATACCCCAAGTCTACCGTGCTATACGGCGTTATAAGAAGCGGAAGGGCCTCAAAAAGCTCTCTGAGCCACCCCTAAATTTCTAGCCTCGGGTCAGGTGTCGCCTACGCCCCCGTCCCCCTACACCACGCTGGCAGGGCCCAGGGTGAGGGCAGGGTCTTGGGCTCATGGGCTTCGTGTATCCATGTGCATGCACGTGATTGCAATGACATCACCGATAGCACACGTGGTTGGGGGCCTTGATATCAACCCGTATCCATACGCACGTGAGGTTTGGTCCGCTGCCCCTCGCTGCTTGACGCGTTGGTTCTGGTGCTTGTGGCCGTAGGCTTTGGTTGTGGCCATCGTTGAGGTTGAGGTTGCGGATGACGTGACGCGTAGGCAGCGCGGCATGTTGGCGATGGTGTTGGCTGGGGGGAATAGCGAGCGTGCGTCGGAGGCTTGTGGTGTTCCTGCGTCCACGTTGCGGGAGTGGCGTCGTGAGCGTTCGGATGAGTACGAGCATGTGCGGCGTGAGATGGCTCCGCGGCTCGAAGCGTTGGCTGTGGCGGAGTTGCAGGCCTTTGTGTTGCAGGCGGCGGAGACGAAGCTGTTGGCCCTTCGGAAGACGCATGAGGCGCTTGAGAGCAATTCGATCCCTGCGAAGGATTTGCCTGCGGCTTTGAAGAACATCGCGACTGCGGAGGCGATCGGTATCGACAAGGCTTTGGTGCTGAGTGGCCGGCCTACGTCTGTTGTGGAGCACCGGTCTGGGGCTGAGCTGGTGGCTCGTTTAGCTCGTCTCGGCGCCGTTGTGGATGCTACCGCTACGGAGCTTACGCCCGGGGCCTGATGCCAACCTTGGCGAGAATGTCGCGTATGCGTTCGTCTGCGGCTGCGACTTGTGCTTTGGCGTCACCGGCCTTGGCGCAGTCCTTCAGGCTGATCCAGACGTAGCGACGTTCCGCTCGAAAGACCAGGGTTCCGTGTCGGAGATGGTCGGGACTGTCGATCACTTCGATTCCGGGGACATGAGCCCAGACATCCCGCATGACTGTCGCAAGGTTGCTCGGGTCTGCGGCGCTCATGGGAGTAGCGCCGGGATCAGGCTGCGTAGGTCGCCGTACTGCCACACAAGCAGCAGCACGAACGTAAGGATGGCGCAGAGCGCGGCGATGACGAGTACGGACTGCTTGGTCATGATGGCTCCCAGTCCCCCGCTTCGGCGATATCAACGTTCCGCAACCACTGGCGTAGGTAGGCGTCCACGCCCCGGATGGACACAACTGCACCCGATCCCTTGACGACGTATGGCTCGACCGCGTCGGCTATATGCGACGTGGCGTCATCGAATCCTTCGGTGGACCAGAACGCTGCGATCACAAGGTGCGGCTCGCTCATAAAACTCCCAGGTAGACGATCAGGCCCGTCACGGACCATGCGGCAAGGTGCCAGCAATGCTCGCCAAGGCTCATGGCCCGCTTTCCATTCGCCTTTGCAGGGTTCACGCGGACCCTCAACGGCACCGGCAGTAGATGCCTGTCCCGCGTGCTGAAGGGGCCGGCGAGCGGAACACCGCTGATCGTGCAAGCATCAGCGAGGGTGTGCGTCACGGTCCCGCACAACGCACCGATCGTCACGAGGATCCCGAACGCCAAGCCGCCCTCACGACCGACGTGGCGTAGCTGGGCGCCGTTGGCGCCTTGCGCGAGATGTGCGACGCCTTGGCCGATGCCGTAAACGATCAAGCCCAAGCCGAGCGCCATTGCGATCGTGACGAGCAGCCAATGCGTCCATGTTCGGTGATCCGCCGGGAACCATGAGCGGCAGTCGATGTCCGGGAGCTTCGCCGTGGTCCATGCGGTGCCGACGATGACTGCTGTGGTGTCCCAGGAGGCGTTGCAGGCGACGCTGAGGCCCGTTGCGGTGGTTACCGCTAGGGCACGATGCGTAGGACCCATCATGAGACGAACAGTGCTGCGATAGGCCCGCTGCAACCGAAGGCGAGCAGAGCCCACAGCGCCCATTCGGCCCCGTCGGCTCGATCAAACACGGGACGTGCGAGAACACCCACGATCAGCCACGTACTAAACGTCAGGACGAATGGTAGGACGCTCACGGCGCGTCGTCCATGAGGATGAGGGCGGGATCGTTGGCCATCAGGATGAGGCCAGCGGCGTTTACCTTCTCCCAATTTGTTGCACGCTTGTTGGCCAGCGCACGCAGCGCCGCTACATGCCTGTCTTCTAGCTCCATGACGCGCGCCTCAAGCTGGGCGATGCGCTCCCTATCGCTCATGGCTCGCGCCACCACATACGGACCGTGGACCCCACAAACCCCGCAGACCGCCTGATCTCCTCGGACAACACCGTCCACTCCTCATCCTTGTCATGCACCAACTCGCCCACCACGCCGGGAGCCTTAGACCGCCACAACGCATCGCCAAGCGCCTTCCCGAAGACGTCTAGGTTCTTGACCTCGCGCTGGCGCTTGTCGCCATAGCGGTACGTCACGGCGCAAATCAACTGCCCATCTTTCACGAGGGGCCTGTCCAAGCCGCGCACGTCAAGCTGTGCCTCAATGAGGCGCTGTAGGCGATTCTTCTCGACGTCGGCTTTCGGCATGCTGCCCTTAGCGCCGAGCGGGATAGACCCCTTCATCTCGTCGCTGTTGTTCGACAGCGGGACGGCTTTGATGGTCACGACCGCGTAATGCACCGCGTGCCCGCCCTCGCCCATGTGCGCGATCTCAGCGTCAATGCGGCGCTTCTGCGACGGGTTCATCGGGATGTGCCTGCCGCGATCGGGCTTAGCAGGCGCGGCTTGCGACTCGCTTGCAACCGCTTGCAGTACGGGAAGCGCAAACTCATGTGCCGTGTCTGAATTCTTCCGTTCTGGAAGAATTGGTGCAGCCTTACGCGGCGCGTACTCGACAGCCATCGCCCGAATCTCATCATCCGACACCCACGCAGAACGCACACGCAACGGTTGCGTCGACCCCTCAACCATCACGTACGCCGTGCCCTTCAACTGGCACATCACGCCATCGCACTTCGCCCCACGAGCCCGCGCACCGGCACCCAACGTGGCGTCCGCGTACTTCTCCTCCAGGTACTGCATCGCCACCCGGTGCGAGAACAAGCCACGGAGCGTCAGGACGCTCTTCAACGGCTCCTGAATCGCTCCCAGCACATGGATGCCCGTAGCGCGGCCCTGAGACAACAGCGTGCCCAGCAGACGCTCAATACGGCCCGCCAACTGCCTGTCAATGACGAGAGAGATCACGGCGGCGAACTCATCGATCACGAGGACATACAGCGGCTCATTGACCGTGGGCTCCACCTTGCGGTTCGTGCCTTCCAGCCTCGCCGCACGGGCACGAGAAACCTCAACGAGATCGGACAGCATCCGCTCAAGCTCTTTCGGATCCTCACGGACGAAGCGCATGAACAGCGCGCGGCCCATGCCCAGCTCCAGGCCACCCTTCGCGTCCGAGCCCCACAACTGCACCTTGCCTGCCTTCACGTCAGGGGCAAGACCCCGGATCAACGACCACAACAACCCAGACTTCCCGGCCCCGGTCTGACCTCCCAGTAGCACATGGGCGCCGAGCACGGGCAGACACCACGGCTTGTTGTAGTCATCCTTGCCGACGGGCACCCTAAGCAGATCAACCTCGTCGGGAATCGGTAGCGCCGGGATCTCAGGGACGAGCGGATCCGTGCGCAGGAACTCCAGCCACACTCGGCCCCCGCCGCGCCCGCCAAGCCACCGCGGACGCTCATCATCGACAACCCGGCAATCCAACGCGCCGAAATCCTGCGCGAACCCCTCAGCCTTCTTCCGGAAATCATCCGGCGTCATGCTGTTGACCATCCGCACCAACACCCGGTCACGCCACTCATCCGAACGGACCTTCAACAGCTTCGGCGCATGACGCTTGTCATCGATCTTCGCCGTCAACCCCGCCAACTGCATCGACGCATCCCACTTCCGGCGATACCGCAACACGTTCTCCGAACGCCGGCCCACCAGCCGCCTGAACGAACCCGGCCGCAGTACCATCCACCCCACGCCAAGAACCAGCACCGCAGCCCCACCAGCACCGATCCAAGGCAGCACGTCAACGACCGGAGCCAACGGCGACACAGCACCCGGAACACGCGGCGGAGGCCACTCGGGCATCCCGCCGTTCGTTGAAGCCCGGAATCCCGCTGCCATGTCATGCGTCGATGCGTAGCACCAGCCCGCCACACACGCAGGCGTCAGAAGCAACGCGAGCGGCAGTGGTTTGATTGGACGTTTGACCGGGACGCGATCCTTACGCAGCGCAGCCATCAGAACCCACGCGTAATCCGAGCGGGACGCATACAGCCCTTGATCTCGCCCAGTTCCCGCTCCACGGCGCGCGACCAAGGCTCAGCCGCGAGAAAGGAATTGGCCGGATCGTTGACCACCAGCCATGCGTTATTCAACAGCTCGCGTAGTCGTTCAAGCTCGCGACCGGCGCTCATGACTTGCCACCCTTCGGGGGCCTACACACCGGACATCTACACGTCGGCAGATGACCACGGACCACGAGCGTCTCAACGCCTAGTCCGGTATTCGTTCCTTGCGGTGGGACATCCGAGCTGGGATGTTCGGGAATCGGCCCTACGGCCGAAAGGCGCTCCGACGCACGGTAGGCACCCACGGCAGCGCTGAGAGCTGTTCGTACCCACGCGGCTCGCGGGACCTGCCCGCGAACGGAGTCAATCTGCTCACACAGGTCCGGGGGGATACGCACCACGCCCGGCTTCTTAGGATCACGACTCATGCAACACATGATAACACGTGCTAACGACAGAAGCCCTGCCGAAACAGAGCTTCTTCTTAGCGACTAGCTTTAGCAACCCGGCCGCGCCACGACCGGTTAGGCGAAGCCTACAACACTGGGAGGGCGCGAGACTGATTACTCACTCAGCGCTGGTTCTGATGCTTGTGCGGCCGCTAGGACCTGCTTGGCAAGCTCTTTGGCGCCTTCGTATGTGTTTGGTGGCTGGTAGCCCTCGATGTCCCATGGTGCTGTCCAGTGGATGACTTCTGCGGCTCGTTCGATTTGCTCTACGCGGACGATGACCAGTGGTGCGTTGGGAACGTCCCTGAGGATGCGTTGCGAGAGCCGTACGTCTGCCAGTACTTGTGTCCATTTCAACGGGCCTATCACGTCGCCCCCGATGTAGCGGATCCGGTATCGCGGTTCGCTCATGTGATCAGTCCTTCGGGTTCGTTGCGGATGGTGGCTGCGATCTCCTCGAAGGGCTGGCCGGAGTCGTTGTCAACGACAAGTGCGGTGCCGGTCTGTGCGCCATACGGGCCGCAGGCAGTCTGGTAGGTGCCTTCGTAGTCGTGGAGGCCCAGCCACAGCCAAACATCCGGGTAGCACTCAAGGTTCGGTGACATCTGGGCGTATCCGTCGATGATGCCTTCGCGTACGGCGAGTTCGCAGGCGACCCCGAGGCAGCAGTATTCGGTTCCCTGGTCGGTTTCGCGGGCTAGTTGGCCGGTGCCTTGCTTCCAGTTGCCTGATTCCAGCTCAGATGCCCATAGCTCTCTGGCTTCGCGGGTGGTCATTGGTCGTGTCCGTTGCGTTCGGCCCAGGATTCGCGCTCGGTTTCGTCCTCGTCGGTGATGCCTTGCTTTGAGGCTCGGATCATGCGGTCCTCCTGAGCCTGCTGAATCAGGAGGAGTTCGCCGCGGGTCAAGCCCTCAAGGTTGTCGTCCCAGCTCATCAGTGTCCTTTCAAGCGGAGTAGCGGGAGTTCCCACGAGCCGATACGCAGGATGGTGAGGGTGCCTTGGCGGCGTCCTGTCCAGGTGTGCAGGTGGTAGCGGCGGATCATCGCCAGATCTTCCAGACGCCTGCGCGGGCGAGGAGTCTGCCTACCGCGATGTTCTTGACGCGGGTCGGGAGGCGCTTCGGGTTAGCGATCGCGTGCGCTGTGTTTGCGTACCGCGCTGCGCGGTAGAGGGCGTCGTGGAGTCTCATTGCGTGGTCCTTTCGTGGGTGTTGCAGATCTGGCGTACGCGTTCCCCGGTCAACAGGCCGTTCGGGGCACCGCCAACTGCTTCGGCGACGGCACGGTGCGTCATGCCGCTGGCGACCGCTGCGCGGATCAGGTCGTCGCGCCAGCCCTGTAGGGCGCGCTCTTCGAGCGCCGTCTGTATAAGCCGTTGGCGAGCCTTGCGCCATGCTTCCGTCTTGGCCGTGAGTTCTTCGGGGGTCACGCGGCAGCCTTTTGCGCCTGGCGCTTCAGACGCTCCGCCATGCTCGCGCGCACGTGTTTGCAGACCACGGTCGCGGGGCACGTGCAATGCCACTCCCCCTCGTTCTCAATCACGAAGTAGACGCTCCGGCCGGTGCTTGACACGACGGGCTGGACGTAGGGGTTTTCGAGGGGTGGCAGGAGAAACGGGGGGCTCGTGGTGGTCACATCTGCTCCCAGTACGCAGCATCGGGGGACGTGATGTGATCGCCTGACATGTCGTCATCGCTCAGGACGAGCTTTAGTTCCGGACCAGAGCCGTTGTGCTCGACGTAGCGCTCGACCTCCACGCAGCCCAGCGGGATGGCAAGCTGGGCGTTGATCTCGTTCGCGAGCTTGCGGAACCCCTCGCGAGTCATTCCAATGTTGATTTCCATACCCCGAATTATGCCCTATCCCCTACCGCTTGTCAAGCGACTTGCAAACCCGGTAGGAATCTGTCAAACTGGGGTCATGCCAACCACCAAGACCATCGTCGGGTACCTGTACCGCGGCGAGTACCACTGCCCCGCCTGCATCGTCGCCGCGGTGTCGCCCTTTCGGGCGAGCTACAAGGAGGACATGGACGCCGAGCGCTTTCTTACTGAACTCGCCGGACTTCTCGGCTTCGATCGTGCCCGTGAGCATTCGTTCAGCCACCACGACTTCCCGCACACCATCACCGAAGACTCGCTGGAGTCGCCACGCTCCGTGTGCGACTCCTGCGTAACGGAGCTTCGATGATCGACGAACTCTGGTCGATGAATTGCCCCGCAAGGTATGCGGAACTACCCGAGCGATACCGCGCAGCCATCGGCTGGGCTGCTTCGGAGTATCGGGACTGGCGTAAGCGCTTCTGCCTGTCCTTTGAGGAGCACGCTAAGGCGCGACCGGAAGACTTCAGCGCGCAGGCATGGGCGGCGCTCTACGATGCGCCGTTCGGACGACAGGACTGGAATCGCTACGTGGCGCGCATCCACCGTGCCTACAACACCGGCATGCTCTCATGAACTATTCGCCTGCCTTGTTTCTTCTCGCCTGCCTTGCGGGGTTCGAGATCCTGGTGTTCGGGCTTCTCGCATACGGGCTCAGCCACTAATGCACGACGGAAAGGCATCAATGACAGACGCGACGAGTGTTCGGCGTGGCCGCGGCTTTCCTTTGGAAGAGGCCGCTCGCCTTCTACGTGATGGCGTCTACCTCCCGAACTACCCGATCGAACTCATCGCCGCGGCTTGGCAGCTCAACTTCGAACAGCTCCGCGCGACTAGAAGCAGGCAGACAGCAGCAGGCTTGCGCCCTTCTGACGCAGACGGCCTCGCACCGGGTGCCAGCCAGACGGGGAAGGACAACGGCTGATCGGAGGCGCACTGCCCCCCGGCGAAGGGGAGACAGTAACGCTGACAGCCATCCGGTCTAAGGAATCCGTGTGTCGTCGGCCCGGGAACTCAAACGCGGCCAGATACCAGCTTCCTCCGCTCGTTCCCGTCTGCCCACCACAAGGCCGCGCAGAGTCCGCTGCGTTTGAGGTCGCCTACGGGGCGGCCGTGGTCTGGACTATCAAGACGCGTCGGGGCGTGACGCGTCTCTGGGGTGTTAGCTGGGTCCCGTGCACACGCTAGCTCCCGGGACAGGAGGACTGGTGCTACTCTGTCGCCACCGTCAAGTGTTTGAAACGGGGTCTCCAGCCGGGGGCCCCGTTTCGCGTTCCGGGCAGCATACCGGACGACGAGCTAGAACAGCGGGATCTCAAGCTCTAGCTGCTGCTCCGGCGGCGGGTCTTCGGGAGCCACGCCCAGCTTGACCGTGCAACGGCGGCAGTAGCCCCGGGTCGCCGTGATAGCCACGATCCGGTACCGCTTGCCATCCGGCTCAAGGTGCTCGGGATTCGCGCACACGATCTGCGGTAGCCCCTCGCGCCACGGCGGGATCCAACCTTCAGCTGTGTAGACGAGTGGCACGCGCCACCACGCGATCAAGCTCCAGGTGCTCAGCGAACTCACGCTCCGTCAACTCCAATTGCGCCTCAACACACGCAAGGCGCTGAGCAAGGATCTCGTTGTCTGTCCGTAGCGCGTGAAGCTGCGCCAACAGGTCCGCTCGCGTTGGGTGGACGCGTGGCGTCACGTACGCGCTCACAGGTCCCTCAGCGCATGGTCGCGCGGCGTCCACACCAGCACCCAACCGAACAGTTCGAGCACCCGGTGCCCGCGGCGCCTGAGCACAGCGGGCCGGGCGTGCCTCGGATCATCACGGCGATGCCAAGTCATCGCTGCGCCTCCTGCGACGCGCAGTAGCGCACACAGCGCGCCAAGATCTCGCCATCGCACCACGGGCCCAGGGACGCCAGCACCCGGCTCAGGTTCGGCTCGCGCTTCAACCGGTCCGCCAGTTCCGCGCGATAGGCGAGCCGGCGGGGCTCCGTTTCCACGATCGCCTCGAAGCGCTCCATCGACACTTCGTCTTTCAGGATGTGGAGGTGCAGGTCATCTTTGCGTGTGCGGCCCTGCCCGGGTTCCGCGTAGCGCTTCCCGTAAGCCCCCATGAACGGGGCTCGCGCACACCCGTCGATCGCAGCACGAATGCGGATAGCGGCGCGCTCGGCGGCCAGCTCAACGGCATCGGCACGCATCGCCTTGTCCGGATTCGCCAGGTTCGGATCGTCGTCGGCTTGAATGAGGGCCTTCAGGCGCTTGCGCACACTCTCGCCGCGCTTAGAATCGATGTCCACGCAGACCTTTGAATCAGGACCGCGAAGGGTGTTGCGCCAATGGATCAGCAAGCCCTCGATGACGTCATCCAGTCCGTCCACGCGGTTCTGAATCGTGATCTGCCCTTTCAGCGCACCGATCGTCGCCCGCTTGCCTTTCAGGTCGATCTCAAGCGCGGTCACTTCGGCCAACAATCCTTCCCGTTGGGCGACAAGCGTGCGGACCTTCCCGACGAGCACGTCATGCGGAAGGTCGCCTAGCCCGTCATCGACCTCGCCCGTGCCTGGGACAAGGTGTAGATCAGGCACGTTTGCGCGCCAGCGGGAACAGCTCGCGATGCGGCTCGAAGCTCGTGTGCGCACGCTGATCGACCAGGGACACGTACTCTGAGGCGAGCGCTTCAGGCGGGGACTCCGGCAGCCGTAGGCCCGCCTCGCAGCACAGCCGCAGTGCCATGTACTGCAGCGCCGGGGCACCCTGCAACCCGCTCTCGCGCACGAGGCGGGACAGGATCTCGCGGTGATCGTCACGCTTCACGCGCTCCAGCACACTCCAGGCGGCCGACCATCCACGGATACCGCAGGGCGGTCGCTTGACCTTCGCGTTCTTGCGGTCGTCGTTATGCGTCCCGGGTTGCATCAACTGCCTCCAGTGCGGTGAGGATGTCCAATTGCCCGGGAAGTGGATCCGCGGGCTTGAGCTTCTTGGCGGCCTTGCGTCGCACGGACTCCGGCACTCGCCCTTCGGCCAGCTCCCGACACTCGGCAACGGACAGGTAGATGGAAATGCCGGTTCCCTTCCGCTTGCGCTGATCCGGGGGGCGTACCGGAGCGTTCGCCGGATCGTGCTGCGCGCGGTAGTTCGCGAGCTTGTGTGCGTCACAACAGAACTTCGCGTCAGGTCGCTTGTCACGCGGAATGCGCCCCCGGCACCATTTGCACCGCCGCGAAGCCACCTTGTGAGCCTTCAGGGCCGTTTCAAATCCGTTCTCCCGGGATGGGCTGGCGATTTCGTCCATATGTCCTCTGGTTCCGGCTTAGAGGTTTCCTGGCCACGAAATGCGAGTAGCCACAATCCGACGCTGAGCTTCCGCCGCGGCGATGGATTGGCGCAGCCTTCCGTCCAGCTCCTCGATCTCGTCGTCGTCCCACTTCGGCATGTACAAAACCTTCCAGTACTTCTCACGCAGCCGGGCCTGGATGTGCTCGCGCTTCTCGGCGAGCGACTGGAAAACGTCAGCCCCGGCGATGCTGTTGCACTGATGGCATGAGGGCACCGTGTTGGGCATCACGGCGAGCATGGCCTGAAGCTCGCGCGTGCCCTCCATCATGTAGCGGAAGGCGCGTGGCACGACGTGATCTCGCGCTTGGGCGGGCTCTCCGCAGTACTCGCAACGGTCCGCGGCATATGAATCGCTCTCGCAGCTCAGCGAGCAGAAACGGCCCTGTCTACGCCCGCCGAGCGGCTGATAGCACCAGATACACGTCCGGTAACGTGAGTCCTGCATCGGGGCACCTCCGATGTCACGGCCCCGACGTCTACAGCGTGCGGGGCCAATCTTTACGTGGCCCCGCATTCTAAACGTTTCACAGGCGTTTCCCCTCACGAGTGCGCCTTCGCGAACACTTCGGCCTTGACGATCGCGTCACGGACCTTCTGCCGGGCCGAACTCAACTCGTGCGATACGCACACGGCGTACGCGGCGTGACGCACTGACCAGCGGCTCACGTCACCGTCGCGCATCAGCTCGTCGGCCTCGCGCTGCGTCAACTCCACCACAACCCTCACAGCTTCGGCCTCCTGCGAATCGTTGCCCGCGGTGCGTCCCGCAACTCGCGACGAGCAGCCTTCGCCTCAAGCCGTGTCGGACGCTCCACCACAACCCGGCCATCAACAACCACCTGCCACACCACGGCGGCGATCACAGCGCGTCCATTCGCCCGCGCAACGTCAGCACACCATCGCCCACCTCGCGCGGGTAGCCGTTCATGTCCAGCCAGTGATGTGCGGTCTCAATCTCGCGGTGCATCTGTCCCGCACGCCAGATCAGCTTGGCCGTGTCGTCGTCCGAATGCTCGCCGTAGGGGTCGACGGCGAGACGTAGGCGTTCCTCAAAAGCGTCCATCACGCCGCCTTTCGATTCGGCTGAAACCGTGCATCCTGCGGACGCGCCGGCAAATCAAACCCGCGTTTACGCAACCGCGCCATCTCCGACCCAAGGCCACCCTTCGTCATCTCAACCCTGGTCGCGATCTCGTTCATGGTCAGGTTCTCCGCCCACAACTCCACGATCCGCTCCGCTCGCTCCAGCAGGTAACGCTTCTCGGCGAGGGACCTTGCCTTGCAAGCCACGACAGTTCCGCCCGGCGCCCACTTGTGATCGGTGCGGTACTCGGCCAGCACCGCTCGCAAATCCAGCGGGCCGATCTCGCCGTAACTGGCGCAGCGCACCACGACCTCAGCGATCTTCTCGTCCGTCATCCAGCCGCGAGCCTCGCGAAGCTCTCGCCTCAACGCCACCTTGCGATCCATCGTTTATCGTCCTTCCACCCGGTTCTTTGATAGGTCCCTGGTCCTGCGACGCGTCCCCCGTGGGCGCGTCGCTCGTTGGGGGGTGACGACGGGGATCGCCACCCCTGGGCGCATCGCTCGTGGATTCCGGCCAAGCGTGCTCCGGAATCCACGCCAAGGGCCTCCGAGCGGGCCACCACGCAAGCCACGCCTCAGCACCGCAACGGTTCGCCGCCGCACGCATCGCCTGACGATCCGCTGGCCCGAAATGCTCATACGGTCCCGCAGCCGTCGATTTGACCTCCACGAGAATCGCTCGCGTCCAGTCAGAGGCGAAGCCGCCGTGTTCCATCCCGTTCGCCGGGACGAACCGCACGGCGAGAATGTCCCCAGCACCCCCCATATGCCGACGCGAGCCGCACAACCACCCACGCGGCTCAAGCATGTCGCGCATGACCTTCCCCTCACGGTCATTGCCTGCCGAAGATGCGCGGCGCCTCATGGCCTGCGCCTCAACCCGACGACAGACCCGAAGCACGCGCCGATCAGCACGCCCGCGGTGACCAGCATGCCCAGCACCGCCGGAACAGCGATCCACGCGCTCATGACGGCAGGCTCCCGTCCGCCAATTCGCATGCCGCATCCCTGGACTCCAGGTACACGTCAAGGTTGTGGAACGAGCGTCCGGCCTCGTCGTCAAACGCGAGACGCAACGTGTTATGCCACCCGGAAGCATCGATGACGCAGCCCGGTGAGCACCCGTCAACCGGCATGAACAGCGGCTTCGACCGAACGATCGGCTTGCGGCGAAAGCTCATGCCGCCACCGCCCCAAGCAACGCATCCAGCCGCGCGTCCTTGCCGCGATACACGCGCGCGAGATAGTTGTAGGCTCGGTCGGAACCCAGCACCTCAGCCGTGAACTCATAAACTGAGTCCGGGAGCATCCACAGCTCGTACGGCTGCGAGCGCGCGTGATGCGACCCGTGACACGTGAACGCCACCGGCACAAGATTGCGCTCGTCCGCCAGCAGCTCTTTCAGGGGCGGCAGGGCCCGCGCCCCACGACCGGCGGAACGATGAGCGTTCTTGAGCTCTTGGGCCGTCAGGCAATGATGCCGGGCGACGACACGCCCGCGGCAACCACAGAAGCAGCTCACGTCGTCGGCCTCAGTTGATCGCGGACGTACTCGCGCGACACATTCAACCCGAGCACCACGCGGCACACCTTCGCGATCGAAGAACACGGAATCCCCTCCCGGCGCAACCGCTGCATGAACGCAAGCTGATACTCCGGCGTCCGCGACGACAACAAGAACGTCGCCGCTGACACCCCGGCCTGACGATTCCATTGCTGCGCACCCTGCGCCTGACGCATCCGATACCCCGGGTTGACCCACCGCAGGACCGTGTTCGGCGCAGGCCTCCCCAACCCCTCGCGTTCCAGCATCGCCGGGATCTGCCCCGACTTCCAGCCCGCTTCATGAAGCTCGCGGGCACGCAACATGGTTGTGACCGGATAATGCCTCCGGCCGTCTGCAAGCATCGTGCTCATTCGTTGTCCCTTCCATTCCGTGGTTTCTGAGGTTCGGCCGGCGCCCCAGGTGTTGCGCGACCGCACGTTGTCTCGCTACAAAACTCGCCTGACCCTACGCCCTTCCCGGCCACATCACGAACGCGTCTCGCCCGAAGACAACGGGACGAACTTCATCGACCAATCCACCACCTTGTGGAGGCTCGCCCGGTCCCCGCGACGGTTCTCAAGCTTTGCGAACGCCAGCTTCACGCGGCCCTCCTCAATGTCTTTCACGGTCGCGTACGCCACCACCTCAGCGCTGCCCTTCGCGCGTAGCTCGGCTTCAGTGGCGCCCATGGCTTTCTCGCCCTCAGCGTGGTTGGTGCGAAGCGTGATGACCTTCCGGGCAAGCTGCCCGTTGTACTCTGCGGCGGCTTCCGCGGCCCGCCGGATCTGCTCATCGATGTCCGTTTCGCAGGCACGAATGATCGTCGCGGACGCCTTCAGGGCTTGGCGTGCATCCTCGTATTCGAGCGGATCCGCGAACGCCATTGGTGTCGGGTTCGCGCGTGAGGTCATGCCGTGCTCCCGTCCACCGCACACGCCCGCACATCCCGGACACTGGGCGGGCTAGTCGTTCGGGCGTCCGCAAGGATCTTCGCTGCCTCCGGATCACTCAGCAACCTGCCCAGCAGGGCCTTGAGCTGCGTTGCGTCGGGCTTCGGCTTTGCGGGCATCGCACGGTCATAATCGGCCTGCGAGATCTTCCCCTTGAGCAGAAGCGTCCTGAGCGCGTCGTCCGTTGGGCGCTGGGGCCATGACGTGGACTCGTTGACCTTGAAGTCATGCCCGCCCTCATGGCACGTCCCGACGCCGTACCGCTCCCGCGCCTCGAACGCCAGGGCACGCTTCGCAGCCATGACCTCCGCATCCAACTCAGACAGCCGTGCGACCGCACGCAGCAGAACGTTGTCCGACGCTTCATGAATGGCGACAAGTTCGCCGGAGTCGTCGGGGATCATCAGGTTCCCGGACACCGGATCAGCCAACACCGGAAGACTGCTCATGCGTCAAACTCCACGCGAGGCTCGTCCGCCGCGTGCTCGATAGCCCGCATCAGATCATCCGAGACCCACTCCTCCGCCTTGTGGCTCGCCGACTCGTAGTACCCGTCCGAGTCGTCGTCCGGGCGACCCATCAGCCGTTCGATGACATCTTCCGGCACGTCAATCGTGAATCTCAATGACACCAACGCGTTCATGCCGTCGCCCCCTTCGCCTCTTCGGCCATCAAATCCACACGCTTGACCATCCACTTCATGACCCGATCCCGCTGCTCTGGGAGGAACGCGGCCAGAACGTCAACCGCGTACTGCTCGTGCTGCTGCGAAACCGGCTCGCCGTCGAGACCGAAAGTTCCCTTCCCGAGGCGGTCGGACGGCTGCCCAGCCGCGTACCACACGGCCTTCCGCAGATCGTCGCGGGGAATCCCTGCCACGTCCGAGTTCAGGATGATCTCGGCAGCCGCAGCATCCCCAATCGGCTTCGGAGCCTCCTGCGCGGCTCGCGGTGGCGTCACGTCGGACACGGACTCCGCATCAGCAGGCATCTCCTCAGCGGGCGTCGCGCTATAGCCCGCCAACGTCACGATGAACCCCAACGGCCCGCGAAACGCCTTCGACGTAGCACGCGTCTGCGCCATCGACCGAACCGCGTAATCGTCGCGGGCCCTCCACTTCGACTCCGCCCGCGTACACATCGCCTCAGCCGCGCCAACCGTCCGGCCGTCCAACGCACGAACCTCCACGCGTGCCTCCCAGTCATGCCCGGCCGGCGTAGCCTCGCCGATGGGCCGTGACCACACTACGTAGGACGTGAGACCGAGCATCGCGCCGCACGTAGCCCACGCCTCAACGAACACGTGCGGCTTGCCGTTGATCTGCTTGAACAGCCCCTGCGTGACGATGACGCCCTTCAATGCATCCGCCACGCGAGCCGCGCGCTCCAGCACCACGACCGGGTCATCCGTATGAAACAACGTGCCGGGCGGGCGGGCGGGTTCGAGGTCTGTACCGACCTCCGCGGCGTCCCCTTCAATGATCTCTGTATCCGTCATCGCGTCCCCTTCGGCGGCGCCAAAGCGACAGCCGCGGCCTCATCGCCCAAGAAAATGTCCAGGCCCGACAACGCATGCCGGATCCCCAAAGCCGCTTGCTCGCAACGCTCCGCACACAAGCCCTGCCGATACGACCCATCCCATTTCGCCAGCGTGTTTCCGAGAGCGCCCAGCATGTTCGCGGTCAGGATCAGCGACCGGCACTCATCCACGGTCAGGCTGTACGGCAACACCTCCGCGGGTTTAGGTGCGGGAGTCCGCAGGGTCCCCGCAGCGCATTCCCGAACGCATCCCTGAACGCAATCCAATCGTGTGATCGGGCACGAAACGACCTGGGGGGATGTTGCCGAATCCCCCAACGAATCCCCCCCAACGAAATCGGGGGCAATATCGGGGATTCGCTGGCACTCGCGCAGAACACAACCCCGCAGGCAGGGCTCACCCGTAGCGGGGCAGAGACGAGACGTCTCGTACTGAGAAGGAAGGCCGCTCATGGCTTCGGTGCCGGGGGAAGGAGCTGCCGCACACGCGCCCGGTGTTTCTCAGGCACGCCGCCCACCTGCCAGCGCACCACCTGCGTACGCGACAGCCCAACCCTGTTCGCAAGCCAATTCGCAGAACGATCCGCAGCCCTCAGGAGGCTTCGCAACTCCGCGCCCGACAGAGACTCCGGCTCGTCCGGTGCTTCCACGTGGTAGAAGGACTTGTCGGTCACGACCACACCGGCTTCGGGGGCTGCGGCTTCATCTCGCGAGTGCGCGGCTGGAAGCTTCGCGTCGGGATCCCCACATACGTTCCGGCGGTTTCGCGACCCATCACCTTGTCGATGGCGCTCTTGTCCGTCGTCGCATCCGCCCGTCCGCGCTCGCTCCAGGTGTCGGAACCCTCCAGTTCAAGCACGATGTACTCCCGGGTCGCAGCCTTCGTTTCCTTCGCGGCCGGGGCTTCCGGCGTGGTGTCCTGCTCGGTAGTTGCCATGCCGACAACGATACAGGTCGCGAACGCGTTCGTCAACCGAACGTCAGCAGTTTACCCACGCCCCCAGACCCTGCCCCCTGAGCACCCTACGGGCGATCCGTTCCTGCACCACGGGCCTCGCATGATGCGGCTCGCCGTGGCCCCCAAACGCCCAAAACGTAGGGAGGGCAAGCTGAAACTTCCCCCCACCAGTTCCCCCCGACACATTCGGCTGTCTGTAGCGCGCCACAGACCACTCCCCACGACCCTGCCCGGACTCCGGACCCCACGTACACCAAGGCATAGGATGCGCCCGGTAACGTCGCATCTCGCGTACGTGGGCTTTGCGGATCACTCGCCTGTGGCACGCCCCGGTGCAAACGTCATGGGCGGGTGCGGGTCCAGCGGCCAGGGCCAGCGCGGCAAGTACGGCAGTCATCGTCTACCTCCCGGTTCGGGCAAAACGAAGGGGCCGCATCAGCGACCCCAACCCAACCGTAGATGTAGCTCCGGACCTACTTGAACGCGTAATCGAACCGATCCACCACGAACAACGCGACGACGATCAGCAGCACCAGCAGGAGATCCCAGTGCTTCCGGATCACGACATGCGGGCCGGCGAAGACAGATCATCCGGCTCGTCGTCCACGGATTCCATCGGTGCTGCGCGCGTCACGACCTGCACCAGCAACGGCGCCAACCAACCCACCGGAGGCATCGAAGCCGTCGCCAACGCCAGCCGGACCGTCCCCGCCTCCGAATCATCCTCGTTGAACACGACGAACAGATCGGGGCGCGACATGTGCGCACCGATCCTCATGCGAGGACAGGACGGGTCAAAAGCATTCCCTTCGCTCACGGCGTCAACGGCGTATCGGCGTCCAGCTTCGGGTTCGCTACGGGCGTGACCCGCGAAAAGATCCCGAAGATACCCGCCACCGTCACAAGAGCGGCGAGGACAGCCTTTACGCCGTTCGGGATCGGCAGCGCCGGGCTTGCCAGCAGCGCTGTAGCGACCGTCACGACCGAGCCCAAAACCAGCGCGGGCTGGCCCTCAAGCAGCGACACTTTCGGCGCCACCTCCGGTGCGGTGCCCGGCGATCCGGCGCCAACCGTTGTGTCCTCCGCAATACGGTTCTCGTCGAGTGTCGCCATGCTCTCAGCCTCAGGCATTACCAAACCTCCCTGTAGTCAAAAAGCATTTCCCCCGGGCAGGCTGTGCTTTGAGAAGGCCACTCGTGATGTCCTTTCCAGGCCAGCTCGCGCGCCTTGCGCGGCAGGCGATACGCACTGGGAACCTTCGTCGTATGCCAGTTCGCGAGCAGCCACCGGACGCTTGCCTTCTGCGCCGCCGTCATCCTGTCCCCCGTCGTCCCGGGGCAGCAGATGTTGACCATCCCCGTGTTGTTCGCCGCCACAGCAGCGGACTTGCGGTCGACAGGGTTGCCGAAACCGATCGCACCATCGTCGGCGATCATTGCTTCGTAACTGAGCCCTCCCCAGCCTTTGCCCGCGTGGAAGGCGTGATCTGATCGCATCTCATGGGCCAGGGCCGTAGCGTTCGCGCAACGATGCCCAGCCGTGTAATGCCCGGCGCCGCGGTAGACGCTGCCCTTGCCGCCCCAGACGTATTGGAAGCGAAGACCGAGCTGCGCGCTCGTGATGATCCGCGGAGTCGAACCACCAGCCTTCGCGATCTGCGTTTCCCGCCGTGCGGCGTTCGTTCGCGCCTCAACCAGCAGGCGACTCCACTTGACCATCGCCTTCTCATCGTGCGCCTTCGCAGCAGCCGTGTGCTTCGCCTTGCGATACTTCTCGCGGCGCAGCCACAGCGCACGCGAGGTCTTGAGTTGCGCGAGGTTCATTCCCCGGCCTTCTCGTACGTGTTTTGAAAGACGCTTTCACGGATCGGGTAGACGCCACCCTGCGAATCCACCGCGATCCTGCACTCCTCGTCCTCCGCCTTCAAGCCCTCCGGCGTATCAAACGTCGTGCCCGGCGGTACCGTGAAATTCGACGCCTTCGTGAGGACCGCCTTGCGATACAGGCCGAAGTCGTCGCCGAAGGCGTCTTCGTAGTTGGCGTGCGTGATTGTTGTCCCGTGGTTCATGCGAGCGATCCTACGCGCACGCGCGGCGCACCGAAAGCTAGGGGCGGCCAGCGAGGCGGGACAAGCCCCGCCAACCGCCCAGCGCGTCAAGCGGGGAAGCGCCGCCCTACCCGACACGCCAATGGAGGCTACGCGAGGGACAGGCGGTGCCCCGGAACCCGGCGCTACAGGAACCCGGCAATGATCAATGCCAGCAACACAAGGGCGACCACGAGCCACACGTACGTCCAGTCGCGCCACGCGGACCCCTCGTGGTGCAAGTGGTCTGAACGATCCCCGCCTTGCTGAAACCAGCCGCCGCGCATCAGCCCGGATGAAACCCGAGCAGGATCCCGAGCGCGGCAACCAGGAACTTCGCGAACTGGTAGGCGATCTCCAGGCCCTTCATCAGACCGGCTTCACGAGCAGACGCGCACCAAGACCACCAGCAAGCGTCAGGCCGAGCGAGATGACCTTCGCGACCTTGTCAGGGACCTTGATCCCAACGGACGGCGCGACGTACAGCGCGGTTGAAAGGAGCGTGACGGCTGCGCTGATGAACGCTACGGGCTCGCGCTTGACCAGCGACTTGGGTGCTTCAGCGGTCTTGGTAGCCATGATCTCTACAGCCTCCCGATGGGATCGATTCCTACCGGGAGGCTACCGGGGCAGCCTAATGCGACGAATCGCGTACACCTCGCCCCGCGTGCGAACCCGGTAGCGACGCTCGAACGACCGGCCACGATCATCCGCCCAGGTCGCAACGCATGTGAACGCACGTCTCGCGGGCCCACTCCACTTGCCGCACAAGACCTGCGCCCCGAATGGCACCAGCGCCTCAACGTCATGCCTCGCATTCTCGCGAACAGAACGACACGGAGGCCACCACTGACCATCCGACGTCGGAGCCATCACCCCCGATCGTGCATGCCGGACAAGCCACAAATGCAGAAACTCGTGGGTTGCGAGCGTGCACCGCTCAGCACGCGTCATGTACTTCCAGGCCGCTGGGTTGAACGTGATCTCGCAAGCAACCAGCGTCCATGAGCCATCGTCGTTGATCCGGACACCCGACGCGTCGCCATCCCAATCCTCGCCGGATGGCGGCTCAGCCCATTTGATCGTCGTGTTCGCGGTGGTGCACGGTCCCGTGAGGGCGGTGTCGGCTTGCGCGATGGCTGGGGTTGCCAGCAGCATGAGAACGGCAGCGATAAGGACGGTGCGGATCATGGCCGGGGATCCATCTTCGCCATGACGACCCATCCAGTGCCTTTGAGGGCGGTCCGATCCTTCGTGCATCGGGGGCAGGGGTAGCGACTGTCGTACTCGTCGTCGTGCGGCCCGTACTTGACGACAGTGCCCTTGCCCCCGCAGCGCGGACAACGCTCTTCGTAGATCGTCATCGGATCCGCTCCCAGCTCGACGCATCCAAGAACCCGTCCGCAGGCACCACCGCGTTCGCCAGAAACGGCTTCGCCGGGCAACGCAACGTCACCCACTGCTCACCGAACGATGTGATCTTCCACTCAGCGCCCCGGCGCGGATGCCTGTAGAGGCCATCCATGATGGATGCTCGCTCCAAATCAGTCATCGCCGACGCCTCGAATTCACGGCCGCGTCGAACCGAGAGCCACCGGGGAGCCCGAAGCGAACCTCAGACCCCGAGAGAGTGGCGAGGCGCGCAGCTTCGCCGAGATCCACGTGTCGTCGTGGACGGGTAGGAAGGCCGAACTGCTCGACGTACCACTTGCCCGAACGGTCGTAACGGACGATCTCGCGACCATCTTCCGTGCAAGCGTGCACCGTACGGTCGTCGCTCATGACATCTCCCCCAGCGGGAACGCGCCCGGCGAACTCTCAAGCGCGAACCACTGCTCAAGCACCAGCCGCTGAGCAATCGTCTGCGGCTTCATCCAATCCCGCTCGCGGCAGTACTGTTCGAACGCTTCGTACTGATCGACCACGTGGCGCTCAAGTTCCTCCGCCATCGTGATCGCCTTGAACGCATCCTGTGTCACCGTCGGGTCCGCTGCAACCCGGACGGTTCCGGTGCGGCAGACGGGGCAGGTCCCGTTCTTGGTTTGGTAGGGGGCGAAACGTGCCTTGCACTGAGGACACAGATTGCTCATGACTCGCCGCCGAACTCGCGCAACAGGTCGTCGGCAAGCATGGCTTGAATCGATGGTGCAGCCGTGCCGATGAGTCCCCGCCGTAGCTTGGTCGCGATCTCGTCAAGGAAGGTGCGGGCGCATACCGAAGCGTCCAACCCAAGCGCCTCGCGGTCGTGCATCGCGCCCGCACCACGTCTCAGCGAGGGATCAGGGATACCTCTTCCCGTGGCGTTGAGTCCCCGTGCGAGGGCAAGCATCGCCTTGTCGCTGTAGGGCTGCTCAGTCATCGCCGCTCATCCCCCTGCGGCATCGTCGGGAACGCCAGCAGCGACGCCCACACCAAACCAGGGCCACTCGCAAGATCCGGCATCGAAGTCCCCGCGGGCGCCGTGTCGATGAACGGGTCGTGGATGACTGGTTCGTAGCGGTGCGGCAGTTCCGTGGCCTTGCAGCGAAGCATTCGTTGTCCCTGTCCTTTCGAATGCGTAGTGGTTGCTTGAAGCTATGGTACCATAGCTCGTATGACTTCGACAACAGCACGAACTCTCCGCCTGCCCCCGGACATCGCCGAAGCAGTCAAGATGCACGCCGACTACGAAGACCTGAGCCAAAACGAATGGTTGATCCTCGCTGCTCGCTTCGTCGTGGCCGAACGCCGCGCCGACCTGGATTACATGATCGGTCTGCGCAGGCACTTCGCCGGCAAACTCGAACAGCTCGACAAGCCATGAGCCCCTTCGGCCAACGCGGGATTCAGGCCGCGCTCGCCGAGATGAATCGACTACTTGAGATCGGCGACCTAGAGCCCGAACGCATCGGGGACGAGACACCGCAGCAGTTCGTGATACGCAAGGCGCTCGACGCCGCCGTCGCCGCCCTCGACCGTGACGGGCTCATTGATCAGGGCAGCGCCGCCTTGGCGGGAAGGCCGGGCTTCTCGCCGCTGGATCGGAAGCGAGCCATACAGGTGCTTGTCGCTGTCGGCCTTATCGAGCCCTAAGGCGGAGAGCCAACCGTGGGGGACCCCGGGGAAGCAGGGGGAACGGTTGACTCTCCACGGGCGCGTATGACAGGCGGGTTGGTGCGCCCAACCAGGATCGTACCCGCCAAACCAGCGAAAGGAAACGACATGCACATCGCACGCGACCGCAACGGCACTATCTACCTCATCGACCCGTACGGCTACCTCATCGACTCCGGCATCGAAGACTAGGCCCGCAACGACAACGGCTCACCCGATGCCTGAGGCGAGGGTGAGCCGCTGAAGCAGGGTGCGGCCCGGGGGTACGAGACCGCAACGATGGGGAGGCATCACCGTACACGGCATCGATGACAGAACGCCGGTAGAACGAATCACGGCCCGCCATACATCGGCGGGCCGTGATAGTCTCGGCGGCGTGAAGACCAAAGACTGCGAGACAGCATAACGGATCGGCCAGCAGAAGCGCTCACGCGCCGGTCCCCTACCTCGCCAGGATCGTCAACACGCAGAGGGAATCCGTAAGCCCGCCGCCAATCAGGCGAGTGGTCGAAAGGTAGCCAGCTCGACGCTAGAGACTCGGCACGCCTGACCCTCACGGCGTCGGACCTAATGTGGCGGCTGTCCCAATGCGATGCAGCCGGGAGGATATGTACCTCGTTGAAGCGTGGTGGTTGTACCCAGAGCGGTCTGGGGACGGACTCCAACGGTGCGCCGAGAGGGACTGACCATCGACGTGCGACGGCTAACCCGATCGTATGTTCAGAGGGGTCGAAGGCTCAAGGAGTCTTGACCTCTCTGTGCTCAGGTCTTCCCTCTCGTATGCAGTTCGCTGAACAGCTAGTAGAACAAAGGAAGCATGCGGCGTAAAGAACAATCGACAGGAGAACATGATGTCTAGCTTGAACAGCTTCAACTTCACGGGGAACCTTGGCAAAGACCCCGAGCTGCGCGAGATCGACGGTGGCAAAGAGGGCTGCAA